TATATCTCCAATAGATAATTCTCTTCCAGCAACAATTCCTGTATTATTAACAGTTGTTCCGATTCCAACGCTAATTGTTCTAGGAGTGATCGAAATACCATTCCTAGTAATTTTTTCAAGTTGTTGAGGAAGTTCTGGGTTAAAGAACTGAACAACACCTTGAGATACGAACTGACAACGATAAAGAACAAACTTAAGATCTTCATACTGACTTGGTGTCCATACCGAAGCATTCTGAGATTTGAACAAAGAACCCAAGAGGGGTTGCTGAGTAACAAGAATCTGTCCTGCTTCTTGAGCAGCAGTTGTTATATCTGCTTCACCAAATCGTGAAATCCATACGTTGTAATCAGTAACATCTGCCTTAACAACTATCGCATACTCCGTGTTACCATTCAAATATACTGGGGAGTTAAATGTAAATGTAGTTGGAACAGAACCATCTTCGGATACCTCAACAAATTTTGGATCTAAAGTTACTTCAGAGAATGGAAGAATAATATTGGTTGGAGTACCAAGCCTAGTCTCACGAATCTGAATAGTTACAGGGAAATTTGATGCCTTAGATTGGAAGAATAGATCAATTTTGGAAAGATATATCCCAGTAAGATCATCGACAAAGAATGTTTGAGCAAGAGGATCTCCACGACGTGGTGGATTGGGTGGACGTGGTGGAGCTGGTGGTGGTGGGGGAGGTGGTATTCTAACAACGTTAATATCTTGTATAATATTAACTTCTGTGGACTCACCGACTAATTGTCTTGTTTCTGGTTGAATATCATCATTAGTTGCAACTCTAGCATTTCTCAACGAAAGAGTTACTTCTTGAGTATTATCAAGATCTCCTTGAGAATAGAATATTTCTTGAGCACTAGTAGAAAGTGCTCCTTTAACTCTACTGTTAATTGAACTACTTGTTAGTCTAAACTCTGACCTTCCGGTGTCGAAAGTTGGATTAGAGACGCTAGATGGGTCAGGAACACGGTAAGAACCAATCAAAGTACCAACTCGGTCTGTGATGAGTCTAACAGAGGTTATAGTCGCTTCTGCGCCACTTGTACGTCCTCTTAATACCATTCCTGATTGAATGTATCCAAAGAACTGTGAGAACTCTTCGGACTGCAGACTATCAGTATCAACATTTATAATAGTAGACGCGCCAGTATACGCAGTTGGCAAACTAGTTGCTCTGGTGTATGGATTACTATCATAAATGTCAGAAGGTTCAGTGATACTTCCATACTTATGATTTGCAGCTGCTGCTCTGAAAACAATCTCAGGTAGAGAAGAACTACCTATTTGTTGAGTAGTAACGCTACCTGGCATTGTACCATTAATAGTTTCCCCTACAGTAAACGTACCTGAAGTCATTGTGACTTCTATGAGTTTAGGAACTGTAAATCTACTTATTGCTACGCCGTCAAAGTAAGAATATACTTGCGTAAATGGTTTCATTGCCTTAGCAGTGAACTTAATATTACGAGATCTCATTGTATGAGTGATCTCTCTGTTTACGACTCTATCACCAAGACTTTCAGTATTAATTACTTCTTGGATAGACTGTTGTGAACCAGTTCTTGTTTGCTCAAGTGAAACAGATCCATTGATAACTGTACTTTGAACTGTAGTTCTTCCAGTATCAATTCTTCCAGCACCAATTCCTTGTCCGGCAAGAATTGCGCCAGCACTAGTCCCATTCCTTTGAGCAGATTGAGCGAGTGACTCATTTCTATTTGTTGCACTTAGATCAAGTTGAGCACCAACAGTTTCCCAAGAGTCCCAAACGATAGGAGCAACGCCAATTCTTGAACCATCTTCGGCAGTTTCAACTTCTGCGCCAATCACATCAGCAAGTCCTTGGAAAGATCCTTCCATAAGAACATCGCGTATCTGCATTGTGTTTGTATCAATCCAAACATCAACAGATGGTTCTAAATCTATATTGCCTTGATAGAAATTAATTAGGAATGGAGTAACATTTTCAAGTCTTGTAGCAAATGGTTGTTCCAACCAGACATTATTAGCATAATCAAGAGTAACAATATTACCTGTTCTTCGTACTCCGGCACCTAATAAAGTATTACCAATTCCAACTTGAAGATTTACAGCATTAGAGTAGTGAGGTGGTCTAAGAATTTTTCTCTTTGTATCAATAGAGTTTTTAATTCCAATTGTAAGATCTTGCGGAAGTGTAGAGCTGAAGTTATCTACAAAAATTCCAGACTTAAATCTATTAAGTCCATTAATATCTGGAACAAATGTATTCAGAGTTGATTGCTCAAGCAAATTCAATGAGCTATAGTATTCAAGATTTTTAACTCTTTGTTCAATTTTAGAAATATCAACCATTTGATATCTCTTATGGTCAATAAATGTTACTTTTGCGTCATTTGTATTATAAAGATATGGAGGTAAAAATACATTACCAACATTCATCCCATCTGTTACAGATAAAGGAAGTTGGGGAATATCATCTGGAGCACCATTCTTAACTGAGAATGATCCATTTTTATCAATATAAATTCTATCTGCCCTAGCAAGATAATAGTTATATCCTAAAGTAATAGATTCATCCGATGCAATAACGTTTTTTGAACTATGCTGACCACCGTTGAAGTTTCTACCAAAGAATTCAAGTGGTGATCTTGATCCAGGTGTTACAGCGTAGTTTGTAACTCTAGGTCTTCCATCAATAATATCTGTAACTCTACTATTTCCAACGGATGGAATTTCAGTGGAGTAATCAAAAGAATTGTAAGAATCAACAGTAGTAACATCTCCAGTATCAGAACTAGCGTAATAAGCATTTGAGAAATAAACTCTCAACTTAGAGGCAGCTTCGGGAACATTTTCTTTTCTTATAATTCTTGAGAAATCATAGAATGAAGATCTTTGACCTCTAGCAAGATAATAATCTCTAGTTACGTTTTGAGATCCAAGTTCAATGTTTGAAGCATTTCCAGAAACAGTTGATTGCGAGAATGATAGTGGTTCTCCTACTTCAAATACTATATCATTTAAGTAAACAAAACTAATAGTGGTATCGTTTTTCCTTTGAATATACCTTGCTTTAGCACCTGAGGTTCCTCCAGAGAATGTTTCCCCAAGAATCAAATCATTTGTGGTCGCTGAAGGACCATTCATGTTAGCAACAGCGAGATTAGGAGATTCTGGATCTTCTGTTGTTCCTGATTGGAATATGCCATATACATCAATTACATCAGGCACATTTAACGAAATGATATTATCTTGAACTCTTGTTCCAAAAGGATAATTTCCATATGTCAATCCATCTTGTAAAGTAGCAGTTCCAACTCCAGAAGCACTATTTTTTGATTTATTGATAATAATATTATTAGTTGAGTTCTTTAACTTCGTTTTAGATGTTATATTAGATTTACGAGTGGATGTGATAAGAGTTGCATCAGGATCTGCACTACTTAAACCTTGTAGTTGAAGTTGAGTATTTCCCTGAGAGAATATAAACTTATCAGCAGTAAGGATTTCAGTTCCACCATCTGACCTTAACAGTGAATATCTTTCCTCATCAAATGCTAAAAATACCTCTTTGGCGGGATCACCTACGGAAAATACTTGAGAAAGTCCATTAGCGTCAATATTGATTGATGTATTGTTTCTAATTACAATATTACTCCCACTTAGATCTACTGATTCAATATTTTCTTTAGGGAGTACACTGTAGATTGAATCATTACTTGAAAGATTTCCAGTTCCTTGTGAACTTTGTAATCTAGAAGCAACTACCGAAATATTAGTAAGGTTTGTAGCAGATGTTGGAGGAGATCCTTCACAAATACCAGTTACCGTGGTTACTCCAGTAACAGTAGCAGTTTTTCCATTAATCCCAGTTACTCTTAAGATGGTAGGATCAGCATTATCAGCAATTGTATATTTAATTAAATTACCTGTGGTAACAACTCCAATAAAACCACCGGCAGCAAGTTCAGGAGCAGATATTGTAGAAATACCAGCATTATCTCTTGCAGAAATAGACCCAATACCTATTGAAATTATATTTCTTTGAATTGTATCTGCATTAAATGTATTTGCTGTCCCAACAATACTATAAACTGACTTTACATCAGCAATTGAGTGCTTTTTAACTCCAGTAACAAATCTAGAAGTGTCTAAAACTCCATTAAAACTTAATCTTTCTCCAAAAACAAAATCACCTTGTTGACTGTAAGCAGTTAATGCTGTTCCTGCACTTACATTGTATCTTAAAAATGCAGAAGCACCACTTTGTTCTCCTTGAAGATGAACGGGAGATGATAAAGTAGTAGTTACATTAACATCCAATGTAGTGTATGTTTGTACATCAAATAGTGATAAATCCCAAATATTTACTTGAGGTGTTGTGGTATTATAACTTCCTGATTCTAAAGCAAAATCATAAATTCTAGCAAGTCCTATTTCTGCTCCAGCAGCTGCTGTAGAAGATGAACCTACTCTTTGATCTCTAAGACTTACTGTAGTTGAAGTATCAAATCCAATAATTGGTGATCCAGAAACATTATTTACTTCAATAGTAGGACCAAAAGCAAAATTAACTGCTTGATTTTCTAAAAGTCTTGTATCTCGGGGTTTTCTAACATCAATAAGTGATGGGGATCTTATATCTACTTCGTAACCTTTAACATATGCTTTACCTGGAGATACTTTATACACCAACAAGTCATCGGATGGTACATTGCCACCAACTGTAATTTGTCCTGGTTCGTAAACTCCTCTATTTCCTTCTTGATTATTTAAACTTTCCTTTACAGAAGTTACAAATTCATTAATATAATAATTTCCAGATTCCTCAAAAGTTCTTTTTGCTAATTCATCTCCTAAAAGATTATATTTGGTGTCATCAATTTTTGTTCTTAATAATCCTCTTTGAACTTCTGCAAGTTGAACAAAATTCTCGTCATTAAAATCATCCGAGTCTTTTTTAACTAAGGTGCAAGAAATCTTTAATCTATCCGCACCCGGTGCAGTATAGTTATTGAATCCTTGGGCATTATCTGTAAGTTGAGGATCAATATCTGATGAAATAAGTTCCTCATTAATTAAAAGACCAATCCTATAACTAGGTTGAGTTCCATATTGGTCAAGAATCAATAATTGACTCTGAACAGTTACAAAATTGCCCCTAATAAAAAATACCCCCTCACTGACAACAAATGCCGATCCTGTTTGTGAAGCATCTTCAACAATAGTATTAGCAAAACCTTCTCCAGCACTTATGAAGGTAGTTGCATACGAAATACCTTCATTTACTGTAAGAACTTCATTATCAAAAAATGTTTCAGTGCTATTATCTGTGCTTGACTCTAAGTAATTTACATAAAGAGTAAAGTTTCCATTTTGGGATTCAGAATCAGTAACATAAGTTACAACTTCAGCAGTAATACCTGAAGATTGTCCAGTAATCTTCTTTCCTAATAACTGATCAAGATAGATTTGTACAGGAACACCAAGAAACTCTTGTTGAATCTGCACCCCATAGAATAAATCATTGTAATTTAAGTTACCAGGAATTACAACACTTCCTTCTTTATATAAATTATTACCAACGCTTTCAATCTGATTCTGAAGAATAGATTGAAGATTATTTAACTCTCTAGCCTGAACTGGGTATGCAGGTTTGAAAAGTACTTTATAATAGTTGCTACGAGGGTCAAAGTCGTCAAAGTAGGGAGCAACGTTGAGGTTAGTTTCCTGGGGCATAATTCTTTAGAACTGCAAGATAATCTTTACGTCTTCTTTCTGTGAGGATGACCTGGTTACAGAGGGTCTATTATCAACGTGAATAATATTTCCTGAGTATTTTTTAGACTCTGGTTGAGCAACGCCCTTCACAAAACTTTGACCTAGAAAGTAGGTACGACTATTTATTACAGTACTTATACCGGGACTTCCAATAGATCCAAAAGAGGTATCAATACCCAAAGTAACAGATCCTCCGATAATATTAATATTTCCCCCTGCTGCAGGGTCATTTGTAAACCTCAAGGATTCAAACCCGTAAATAGGACCTGAATTTTGAGTTCCATCAGAGTTAAATCCAGAGTTTGTTCTATCCTGCCAGTACTTAAGAACTCCTGTAGATTGATCATAAGATATAACTCTACCAACTGAAGTAGAACCAACTCCTACTTTTTGTATGATAGTACTATCTGGCGTAAAAATAGCACTTTGATATTCGTCACCATCGCTGGTAAGTTTAAGAGCATATACTGCACTTGCCTTATCTGTGGTCAATATGGTGCTTGAGTCATTATTAAGAGGATTAGCGATTAATCCAACTCTTGCAAACTCATTGCCGGTAATAAAGTCAGGATTCTCAGTATCATTTTCAAACCTAGCATAGGTTAGAACATTAAATGCTCCTAACTCTCTGTAAATATCAGCACCATGCCCTCCATTTGGTGGAATAATAACATTAAAGATTGGTGCTGTTGATCCTGTAGGTACACCACCAGTTTTAAGGTCTAAAGTACCAAAAGTATAGTTTGATCCACCGTTTGAAACATTAACTGATTCAATTTTTGAATCATTGTTAATGATGACAGTTGCCTCAGCACCTCTACCATCGCCATTGATAGGGACTCTAGTATATGTTCTAGCAGTTCCAAGACCAACACCACGATTTCTAATTGTAATAACTTTTAATTGTCCGCTTGTAGAAGCATTCTGTCGTACAGGAGCAGCGTCAGTATCAGTATCCCAATTATTTGGAACAGGAATATAATTTGTTGATTCAAACTTGATTGCTTGACTTGGTTTAATAGTGTAAAGATATTTCCAAACATATCCATCGCCGCTACTGCCAGCAGCTCTTGGTTCTAAATCTGTAAAAGTAGGTTCATCTAATGACGGACCTCCTTGGAAAGCATTTTCTGGAGTTGCGTTATTATAAAGACAAATATAAACTCTAAAATCTGAGTTCATTACATAATAATTTCCATCATATATGTCAAAAGAACCAGATGGTTGTGATGGATTACTTCTGGTTACGTCATTTCTCCACATATCATACGTGGTTCCCGTTGCCCACGTAGTCTTTCTAATGACTTGACTAACATCACTTGATGTGATCTTTTTCATAGCGATCATTGTATCCCAATAATCGTTAGATTCATTCAAACTATCTTTAGGAGACGGGGGGTTTGTATTCCACGTAGATTGATAGTCACCCGCATTAGGTAAACCAATAAAGGTATAATAAGAATTTGAAGTGGATTGTATACCAGCAACAAAGTTCTTAGCATTCAAAATACGAAGTTGGTCAGTAATTATAGCTGCCATTTTTAGAGAACTTTTTGTTATTTATCTTATATTTCAAGTATTTATTACACATAATTATTGAATCTGAGAGCATCTCTTCTAGTGACCAGTGCAGAAGTAGAAATGCCACCATATCCATTTTCATTATAAGAACTGAATGTGGTAGAAATACTACTTCTACTCACGTTAATTTTACCCCAACTAAATGATCCAAAACTAGTTGTTCCATATGAAACAGTGCTTATAGATCCTACATTAGTTATTAATCTTCTAATAGTAGTTGTTCCAACTCCAACCACATTTGTTTGTATGGTTGAGGCAGAGTAAACCTGGAATACACCATCCATAAATGATGTGGTGATTCCTAAAGTAGTTCCGTCATTATAAAGACTTGTGAGAGCAGACCCTACTGCAGGAGAAATATTAGAGTTAAATACTGTGAAGTATTCTCCAGTTGAAATTCCACTTACAGTTACTGCAGTTCCTACAATATTGGGATTTCTCATATCAGAGTTAACTGGAATATAGAAATCAAATCTAAGTTGATTAAATGAACCACTAGTTGTTGTGCCAAATCCAACTATATTGCCGTAATCTCCATTATAACTGGAGACTGGCATAACTTCTTTTACTAAAATAGGTTCTTCAATAATTACAGAAGGTGGATTAGTATATGTATATCCAGAACCAATGGTATTCACAGATACAGTTGCTAGTTTGCCTGATGTTATAGATCCAACTCCAGATGCTCTATGAGTATTACCAAGACCAATTGGAGGGGCAACACTAATCGCAATTGTAGATAACCCAACATAACCTTGTCCAGAGTTAGTAATAACAAAAGATGATATCGTTCCAGCAATGCTTACTACTGCTGTTACAGATGCTCCAACTAAAACATCTTGAGCATTAACTACAATTGAGTTTTGGAAACCTCTTATATTGGACTCATTTCTAGAGTCAAATAATGGTCTAACGGTATCAACATATACAATAGTGGTGCTAATGCTTAATGATTGCGTCAGATATGCTGCTGGAAAAATAGATGGTTCATATGCCAATCTATCTTTGCCAATTTCATCACCATCAATGACTTTATCAACTTTTTGCTTACACCAATTAATTGGTCTATGTAAAGTTTGATCAGTTGTAACTCCTGGTCCAATATATGAATTAGTTGCCACGCTATCAACAGTATTAATACCAGTAACAGTTCTGAAATCCTGATTTAATGTAATAGGTTGGTTTAAATCAGAATTGTTAGATAATTTAAGCAAATCTCCAACTTTAACTGTTTCTATTATATCAGTAAATATAACATCCGAATCTCCAGCACCTTTGTAAAACAGAATCTTAGAAGTATCTCCAGTATTCCCATAACCTACTAGAGATCCTTTAGGTGCCTCACTGAAAGTAATTATGCTGCCACCATCAAACTGATATGCTTCACCAGGTTTTTGTAGCACATCATTAATAAACACTAATAGCGTCTGATCAAGTTCAATATTTGAACCTCTTTCTGATTGAATTGATATTATCTCTTCATTTGCACTTAATCTAAATGCTTTTGTGGTCCCATCAAATTGATCATCCAATCGATCAAATACTTGGAATTGTCCAATAGACCATCCAGCAAATGAATCAGTGTGAACACGGTCAACAGTAATCTGAAACTCATCAAAGGTTTTAGTGGTATCAGTTGGGATTCCAGTTGCTCCGCCAAGAGCAACAGTTAGAATTTCTCCTTCTCTGTACCCATAACCAGTATCTCTAACCTCAAAATCAATAATACTAGAACCCTGACCTACGACGATATCTGCTGTAGCACTTCTGCCTACGCCAGAAGGACTTGAAGAACTGAATATAAGAGGAATATTTACATAACTAAGTGGTTCGTCAAATACTACTACTGGAGCATTTGTAAAGGTGTATCCAGTTCCAGGGTTTGTGATCGCAACACTTACGATATTACCGCCAGATATATTGGCAGTTCCAATAAACTCTACATTTGCTAGGACTCCACTGTAAGTTTGAACTCCAACATTCACAACAGTTTGAATACCAGATCTATATCCAGAACCACTATTTCCAATACTAATAGAAGTAATAGTGCCTGCTGCAGATACTAAAGCAGTTCCTCCTGCTGATATTAATGGTTGATATCCAAATCCACCGGTAGAACCAAGTGAGATAAACTGCCCACCAGCAGGTAAAGTTGATTTATTATAATCATATCCTGAAGAACTAGGACTACCTGTAAATGTAATAGAACTTATACCTGTAGGAAGATCTTCAATAATATTATAATCACCTTTATATGCTTGAACACCTTGTGGTGTTTGATGGATACCATTCACAAGAACAATTGAATTTGTTGTTATCCCAGTTATATTTGAGGTATTAGAAGTTAATGTATATGTTTGACCAATGCCTGTAAACTTATCAGAGATAGAATCAAAAACATAATTTTGATAATAGGTCTCATTTGTAGTTCCTGCCCCAGCACCTTTCATGAATGTTCTACCTTGGAAATTAGAACTTGTAGTAATTCCAGTCCAATCTCTACTGCTAGGGTCACCAGTTGTAGTGCTTAGTGGAGAATTTCCAGTAGGTGCAACACCAAAGAAGAGTTGATTATTGATAATATTGTAGTTGCCGTCATATTTTGTAATTGACGCCCCAGTTGTGTGTATAGCAACAGTTGAACCAAAATCACCTCTAGATACGGAAACTTTTATTGTATTTCCAACTCCAATGGTTTTAAGAACCATATATTCATCATCAATCTTAATAACATCTCCCGATGTAAATGAAGTTACTCCAGTAGTGTTGAATACCAGATCAAAGACAATATCCTGATCCAATGTCGTAGTGATATTTGTAACAGCAAGTGGAGACTGAATCATATTATCAATCGTAAGCAATGCTTTAGTATTCTGATTTGTGGAACTAAACGCATGAGATGCACCAGCTCCTACAGCACTTATTCCGACAGGAACAGGTGGCACACTTAAAGCATTTTCCGCAGATGTTGCTAATTGAATTGCTGCCTCATCTACTTTAATAACAAAAAGTTCAGTGTTAGGTAATTTAGTTGTAGCACCAATACTTGGGAATGTCGTATTGTCAATGACGATTGCCATTGTTGTGCCTGTGCCAGGATGTGAATACTCAATCGATTCCCCACCTACAAAATAATGATTTGGAATAATTACCTTATTATTGGACACATCAACAGTTGCTGCTGATGAACCGTTAAACACTCTTCTAAAAATATCAAGTCCATCGTGTTTTAGATCAAATTTAGTCTTAAGATCTAGTTTAGTGCCTTCATAATCTTTATGATCAGTTTTGATGACAGTGCTAAACATATCAATTTCGTCAATTCTAGTATTATCATCATATATTCTCATCTCTGTAAAATAAGTCCTAACATCGACGTTTATATTAGGTTCGGGAGTATATACAATCTGAAGTCCACTAGTTGATGCGGCAACACCTACTGTTCCAATCGTGCCTCCAGTATTAATATTGCCCCATTCAACATATACATCATTTGTGCTGGAGTTTAGTGCTGCAAACTCAAGAATTTCATACTTATTGTTTGTATTGTCTTCAATACTCATAAAGTAGTAAGCTGACTCTGAAGGATCTTCATAAGATGCCACTACATTAGCAGTAGGAGACCCAGAAGAGGCAATAGTAGAGTAACTAGAACCAACTCTAGTAACATCCAACAATGTATTAGATGTTGTAGTCCCTGCATCAGAAATAGCAATTATACTCGCGACACAGGTCATAGCGAGTGCAACATTCGGGAAGAACTTAACAATAATATTTCCACCAGAAAGTCTGGCATCAAAAGTTCCAAAACCAACTCCAGTTAACCCTTCATTTTCATCAATTGAACCAAGTTCAAGTTGATATACATCAGTTCCGTCGTGGACTAAATTTAACTCAGAAGCAAACATTTTGTTGTCAGATGCTTCAAAGTTAGCCATAACTTTTGCTGATCTATATGTTGCTCCAATAGAAATAATATCAGTATTAGTCGATGCTGGAACGTTAGTGATTTCTGATTTTGTAAAAGCAACATCACCAAATCCTTTGGAACCCTCAGTGGACACTCCGGTCAAAATAGCAAAGTTTGTGGTTGAAACGTCATAAGTATTAAATTCAAACTTTGTAGGATAGAATAATAATCTCCAACCATCAGTTCCTGAACCATAATCGTAATATCCAAGATTTGGATATGATTCGATAGATGCAAACTGATTAATGTAACCTATATTGTTATCCTGAAGACAAGAAACAATTGCAAACTGCCTCTCATCTGTAAAAATTCTATCTCTTACATGAGTAATAAGTTTATTGTACTTAAAATCATTTCCAAATACTGAAATAACCTCAAAAGGAGTTGTTCTTTCGTTACTATTAAATTGAGGACTAAGATCATCTATACTCAGAACTCTATTTCCTACTGACTGGAAATAATCAGAAAGAAATATAGTATCAAATACGATTTCATCAGATACATCAACATTGCCCAATCTCTTAGTTCTTTCAATTGCACTATCAAAATCATAGTAACAATTTAGATCCGCAGAACTAGTGATGTCAACTATAGTTTCAATATTAGAATCTGGAGTTGAAACCGTCAGTTTAAGATCATTATCTATTTCTCCACTAAGGATTTGTAGATCTGCATATTTTTTAAATCCAGAGGTATGTACTAGCGAATTTACTGGATCACTCCAAGTATCAAAATCAATTTCAGAACTAATTGAATATGAAAGATTCTGATAGTACTCATTATCGGGAAGTCTTTGAAGATTATCGTTTAAAAATCCGGTATTCTTTTGCCACCCTCTAGTAATTGTTGTACCAGTTCCTATGGTGATTTCTGCATCAAATATTGAGATAGATTCGATACTACCCTCAGCACCAGAAGTTGCTCCTTTAACAATATCACCAGGTCGTGCAACTCCATTTATCTTTGCTTTGAGAATCTCAATATTGTCATTGTAACTATCAACTCTTCCCTTATATGAAGGACCTTCAAATCTTTCTCCTTTGAAGAAATTATTTTTTCTAATCTGAGTATTAAAGATTGGAAAATTGACCTTAGGAATAACCCTACCTAAGGAGTTTTTACTATAGTTGCCTGGATATCCAGTTCCGACGTATTCATTTAGATTATATTCCACCCATGCTCCAGATCCGCCTGCAGCAGTGTTGACACCAGATACTGGGAATAATGTATAGTTGTAATCTTTTGAGTTGAATCCTGAACCGGTAGAACCAACACTTATATTTTCAACTAATATGGACTTACCAACTTCAAATGGGAAGTCTCCTCCAGAGAACTGATGAGGAAGAAAGAGTCTTACAATTTTTGTTGAAGAACTATATGTGATAGATGATATGCTAAATCCGTTTGAGTTATTGGTGGGAATAATAGTAGGAGGGACATCATATAAAGAGGCAGTGTTCTTAAGAATTTTTACCTCTGTATCTCCCAAGTTATATTGAAGATCTACATCAACAACTTTATTAGTAACTCCATCAATAACAATTAAATCGGGAGATACAAGATAATTTACTCCTGAAGATGTGATACCGATTGATTGGAAAGATGAGAGAGGAGAAAGTTTAATAACTTCAGGAACTCCTGCCAGAACTCTTAGAGTTGGGTCTGTAGGAAAATCATAACCAATGTTGGTTGAATTAAACTCAGATTTTAGGAGTTTTCCAATATTATTACTATCTGGTTCCAAGTATGCTCCGGTTCCAAATCCACTCCTAATAGAAGATATGGATGGAATAGTTTTGTATCCAGAACCGGGATCTAAAATTTTAACTTTTGATATCGCACCTTGAGCGGTTTTTGATGTTGTCTCATAGATTGCATTACAATTGGTTGATCCAAATGATATAATATTTGGTGATGACGCAATATTAAATGTAAAGGTGGTAGACCCAATACTTGCAATATCTTTTGGACCATCTAATTTTGTTTTTACAACATTTATCTCACTAAAAGCATAAGCATCTCTATCTACTACAATTTTACTTTTACTGGTTGTAATGATTGATTTTTGGGTTGGTTCAAAGTTATACCAAAGAACTGAAGGAACTTCGTTAGTGAAACGGATTGAGAGACTGGCATTTGAATCAATACCCATTTTCCCATTAGTTGTTACCTCAAATTGATCACTATTTCCTGAGGTAAGAAATCTTTTATTAAGTTGCAGATCTGTAAAAATCTTCATAACGAAAGCAGAGTATGATACTCCATTTGATATGAATGAAAGTGAAGAATCTGAAAGATCAAATTTTAAAGTATTATTTCTACTCACCTCTACAAATGGATTGATTCTAGATAGAGTTCCGTCAGAAGATGAAGTTATGTCTACAAATTTAGGATTAAGAGTTTTAAGTTCGGTTTTTTCACTTACAAGTTTAATCTTATTAGTGGTATAGATGTAAACATAATACATTCCATTATCTGTAAGTCCACTTGCTGGAGATGAAGCAGTATATATTACTTTATCCCCAGTTTTAAATGGCATGCTAGAGAATTTGATTGAGTTCTCGTCAACATCCATATCAGCAGCAATGAAGTTTGTTGGATTAAATACAATTCTTCTATTGTAATCATCATACTTAACAACAACATCAATCTGATTAGTAGGTCTAAGATCAAAGAATATCTTATTCTTATATACAAGACCATGAGTGCCTGCTGTAGACACTGTAACTATGTTTTTAGATACATTACCCTTCACAAC